TGCCATGACGAGATTATGCTGTTTCTGTGGACAAATTGGAGACAAACGACATGGTGGCGATCACCGAAGGGATTGCCGGTCTAGTCGGGGAGGTTCCAGCCGCAAAGGTTTCAATGGTCACCGCAACGTCGCTTGTCCTCCAAACGATCTGCACATAGTCATTAGCGACTAGGCTCACAAAGAAATTAAGGGCAACAATTCCATGAGATGGGTCGCCCGATGACTTCCTTGCCGAAATGCCAAACCTGCTGTTGGATTTGGCAATGTCCGTCCCATTTTTTCTGAACCAAAAGTCAACATCCTCAGAACTGTTTGTCGTGTTTTTAACTTGGATGCTGAATTGCAGGTTGTACACACCAGGCTGCGCCACGTTAAGCCTTGACGAGTTTGACAATGTCACCCCGTTGCTGAAGTCTGTAGTGTCAAAGGTTATGGGGTAGGCCGTGGTGGTGTTTGCCGCAGTCTGATTTGTACCGTCCTGAAACGCGCCATAGGGATTGTTGATGTACTTCCCTCCCCTTGGCCCGAACAGCGCAGCAATGATGCTTGTGACGCGTTGGAAGTAGTTTCCTAAGTTGGACAGGGTTTGGCTGAAGTATCTCTGCTCGTACTCAATACCAGGCGTACCCGTGTTGGGTACTGCCGGTGTCGTGATCTGACTGCTGTAGTTTGTGGCCATTATGTGAACTGTCTAGTGCCTGATTTGTCAATAATCAGTGCTTTGCCACGGGGTTCGGCTCCATCCACATTAGGGATGCTGATGTGCGTCCAACGGTCAAACTCACGGATGATCTGGTCATAAGGTAAACCCGCAGCAATGACTGCACGGACTACTTGGTCTGGAGTCATTCCTGGTACACGGAGGTCAGCCGCGCAGCCGTGACGGTGTTGGCTTGAATCTTTGCTACCTACTGCGTCATTGACCTGCTTGCATCGGAACGCGGAGTTAATCATCACGGGCTTACCCCCAAGGGTTTCTTTGACCTGTTCCAGCAGTTGCGCCAAGCGTTGTAGGTTGCTGATTTCCTCTTGGGTCGGGCTGTTATCAAACTCGCGGTGGTCTGTGACTGTTAACTCGGCGAGGGTAAAGTTAGGCGAAAGGTTCATTTGTTGCTCCGCATTTCCATGATCTTCTCAGCCGTTCTGCCACCAAAATATGCGAGAAACACGATCTGACCCCACGAGCCTAGCAGATTTACGTACGATTCTTGTGCGTTGTATCCAAAGGCTGACATCGCTGTAAACATAAAGTAAGCAATGAAGATGGCAATTAGTGCGATTGGTCGAATGTTCTTTGACAGCCATGAATCGGATGACATATCCGCAGTCCACCGTGCTGTGGTGTTTTCCTGCTCTGCCTTAAACATCTCAGTTTCATTTGCCATCTTTGCCAGTTCACCGCTTTGGGCAAGCGTGGCAAGTTCAAGTTGGGCTTTGGCTTTAGCCTCTGGGTCGGGGATCAGTTTGTCGATTAACTTACCGCCAACTGCTAACAGTCCTGTAATGTCAAACATCAGAATTTTCCTTTCATTGAAATCACACCCCAAGCCACCAGCATAAAGATGGCCGCAGCCACCAAGATACAAAGCCCCATTGTGATGGCTTCATCTATTTCTTTCTTTCGATTCTTTGCAGCAGTCGCATCAAGTATCTCTTGCGTTCTCCTGCGCTGCACAATTGCGTTGCGCTCTAAAAGAATCTGACTCCACAGTTGGCTGTGACCCTGATTGATAAAGTGCCACTTGAGTTCCTCTTCAGCCCGATTGAGTTCATGCAACTGCATGACGGTACTCATGGCCTGGCTGGTGTCTGAACTGTACTTTTTCTTCGGGTCCTTAACCGCCTCCTTTGCAACCTTGTCCTTTGCGTCGAAGAACTTCATCACGTCATTCGTGATGCCTTGGACGTCCTTGCCCATCTTGATGGCGGCTTGGATGCCTTTGATGGCTCCTTGGGCAACTGCGAAGGCCGTTATGGGATCGATCACTTTTTAGGCTCCAGCACCCACCGGCAGACTCTGCCGTCCTTATCTAAAAACTCATTGGCTCCATACTTTTCTTGCGGCAGCACGACGCGGCACACCAGCACGATTTTTGTATCCGTGTTGGGCCAAGGTATCTGTGCTGAAGCAATTGCATCTATCACTTGAATCCGTGGTTCTTTGCAAAGTCAAATAAAAGGTATCCCAGCCCCGCAAGGGCAGCCCACACCAAGCCGCCCAAGGTCTTCTCAATAATGGCCTGGCGTAACTTAATAGATTGCTCCTGCTTGTGAATGGCCAACTTAACCCAACGCACCTCATCGTCAGACAATTTGGACGATGCCTTGATCGCTGCCGTGATGTCAGCAATAAACTCAGCGCGTTCGGACTGATCCATGATTAGTTGCTTTCAGGCCATGCAGCCGATACAGCCATCAGAGCAGGTACATCGGCGGCAGCAGCAATAGCAGCCAGCAGCCTGTCGCACTCTGTAAGCACAGCGGCACGGTAGGTCACTGTTGCGGCAGGGATTGCCACATCACGCTCTGCCTTGCGAATAACCATCCAGTCGGTTGCTGACAGGAGTTGGTTTGCTGTGACCTTTGTCTGCGCTAGGTGGTTGCTTTTCAAACCCTTCTGTACATAAGGCTCACCACCTTCAGGGGTCACAGTGAGGTCTTCCAATTGCTTTGGATTGTCAACGCCCCAGTAGTAGCGGTCATCGTACCAAGGAGCATCAGCCACCTCGGTAATGCCAATGGCGGCTCGTTCCTCTTGGCTTGCAAGGCGCAGCCAGTTGGATGGATATTGCGTGTCGTTGTAGGTGAAAGGGCTGTCAATGCCCAATGGTGTTCCGTTTAGTAAAAACATGATGTTTCCTTATCGAGCGTTACTGTAAGCAAATGGATTTTCGGCTACGGCGTAGTAGATGTATGTTGCACCGCTGCCGTTTAAATATGTTTCTACGGTTCTTAATTTAAAACCGTTACTTAAAATGTCAAAGTTGTATGCGGGGTCAGTTGCCTCGGCGTTTGAAAGATTTGGAAATAACATCGAATTAGAAGCGTTATAGGTACTCCTTGAAGTATCTAAAATATGCCAATTACTTGTGCTGTCTGTGCGTTTGACCATAAGCCACCTAGGTCTAAACCCAAGGTACACAAAAGGCCCATTAGCACTCCCATTGCCTGTGTAACTACCAAAGGCTGAATACCCTGCTACTGGGGCGAAGCAGTAGGCAACTTGTGTTGCTCCGTTAGTATTGATGTTTCCTTGTGTACCTAGACTGAATACTGTAGAGGATGGAACTGTGCTATTCCAAACGGTTGCCAATGTTGATTTGGCATTAGTACCATTTAGATATAAAAACTCTGTACCGAGTAAAGTTGTATGCCACACCATCCAATCTTGTGCATTTGACCTACTTTTTACAATTACCATTTGAGGCGCAACACCAAGACCATGCCCAACAGTAGCGTTAGCCCCTGTACCTGTATAAGTCACCACGCTAAACCCTGCCGTGGTGTTAGCCGAAACTGACGAGGTTATTGAGCCAGCAGTGTTAGAGACAGCAGTGCCTCCTGCTTTCCATTGCCAAGCAACATAGGTTGCCGCTAAATTGTTGTAATCAGTATTTGTACCGACAGTAAATCCACCGCTACTAAATGCAGTTAGTCCTTGCACATCCGTTGTTTCTGCGGCTGTGCTATTTGAAACCAACCCTTTGGTAACGCCACGAACACTGTCAGTAAGTTTGTTGGAAGTTGCAGCGGAACGTGACTTAATCCACACCCAATCAGGTTGAAACGACACACCATTAACCGCATTGGAAATAGGATTGCTTAATAACGTACCCGTATAAGTCGTAGCCGCCATTGCCACTCGACCGTCAGGAATTGCGTATGTTGTTGGCATATATTTCTCCTTATAGGTTGAAAGTGTTGAGGGCTACATAGCCGCTTGGGGGTGTGTATTTAAAACCTTGTTGACCGAAGTTAAACGAAGCGTTGTGTCTTAATACGCTTGAATAGTCTTCAACTCCAGCATAAATAAAATAAGCATTGGCAGTCGTTGAAACTGCCTGAGTTGCCCATGCTGCGTTATTTTTTGTAATTGTTGCCGTTCTTGTTGATGAGTTATATGCAATTCCAATTACATCCCCATTTGACCCTGTTGCCAGTCCTGATTGCACAACTGAGCCATCAGAAACAATACGACCAAGATAAAGAGAAATTTCAAGCCCTAACCTTGATGATGTTTGATACCCCGAAGGAGTAATCATTAAATCAGAAGTTACTGCCGTAAGTGTTGCTTCCCAATACCATGACCCACTGACATTTATTGGTATTGTAGAAACGCAACCCGCAATAGTTCCTCCACCATATGCAGCAGTTAAGTTTCCATTTGTAATAGTGCTAGTTGTAAATCCAGCAATAGGACTAGGAACTCCACCAATAGGGCTTAACACGCAGTAGTTAGCCGCAGTCGCACTGGTCAGCGTAGGCACATCGGTCATGCTGTCGTAGGTTGAACCCGCAGTGACGCTAATGTTGTTGGTTGTCCAGTTGTTGCTGTTACCGCTAAAGTCATAACCAAGCGTAGTCGTGCTTGCGTTGTTAGTGAACGGCAGGTAGAAGCCATTGTTGCCGTATGTGCCAGCGTACTTCTTAGGTAGCCATTGGTTGTAGATGCTGAATGCACCAAACGATGAGGGAGTTAGGGCTTGTCCGTCAATAAAGTTAAATTCAGTTATGTATCCGTCTAAATATCTAGGTGCGCCGGGTTGAGCGCCTATTCGATAAGATACTCCTGATGTATTCCAAGATGTAGCATTCAGTGCAATTGTTGCGGAATTTAAAGTTTGCTGCACACCATTAATATAAATTAGTTGCCGCAAATTTGCAGTAGCATTTGCAGAATCATAGACCCAAACAATATGATACCAAGCAGCGGGGTCACGAAATACTGCAACAGTTGGATCTGAGTTTGCTACATTCCCACAAATCAAAGTATTTGCTGTTGAAAAATATAACGCTGGAAGTGTTGCACTATCACTCAAAATAAAAGAAGTATCTATATTTGACAGCGTTCCTCTTTTTAACCAAAATGATACTGTGTATTTAAGTTGGTTTGTTGGAGTCCCAAACGTACGATTCAAATAAGCAGATGCACTAGACCGAAACCGTAGGCTGCGGGTGAGGTTGTACCCGCCATTAGGACGGGTCAGCAGTTCATTCTTTGCTGCAAACATTATGCAAACGCCTGTGCGTAAGTGCCATACCAGTTAGTACCGTCAGCAACAAAGGTCAGAATGTCTCGCCCTGTGGTTGCGGTAGTTGTTAAGGTCGGCGCAGTGCCACCGGGCCACTTAACCGATGTAAACACACCTGTGCGTGAGCCTGTTGCGTCTTGTGTGGCAATCAGGATAAACGATTTACCTGCTGTTGCAGTGGGCATGGTGAAGGTGCAGTTTCCTGTCATTGTTACCGTTTGCACTGTGCCGCTGGTCAGAACAAGGGTTTGCGAAGTGCCTGAGTTCCCAATGGCGACCACCGATTCAACATAGTTTGTGACCGTTGGATTGGTCAGGGTCTTGTTGGTAAGGGTTTCTGTGCTGGATGGGCTTACGTAGTCAGTACCCGCAGTGGCCGCAGTGAACGCACCAGTTCCGTTACCTTTAAGCACTCCGGTCAATGTCGCAGCACCTGTACCGCCCTTGGCAACCTTCAGGACTGGGCCGGCATCAAACAACGCGTCGATGGAGTCCAAGTCAGTATTGATCTTGGTTCCCCATGTGTCGGTACTAGCCCCAACTTCGGGCTTGGTAAGTAATAGGTTCGTCGTCGTGGAATCTGCCATAGTAAATCTCCGTTAAATTCCGTGATTAGGGTGAAAGTTTAATTGCAATTCTGCTGATTTGCGTTTACATACAGCCTCAAAAAAATCATCAAAATACCCTAAGAATTTTCCGCAAGCCCTGACTTCCCATTTGTCATATCGCTTGCCTAATCTTTTAGTCCATGAAACCCCAACAACTCCAGATTTGTTGTCAATTGGTTTTGAAATGTTTTTACCGTTTCCCGATCTGTCGGTCGCCCGAAGGTTGGAAAGCCTATTGTCAGTGCGAACATGGTTTTGGTGATCTATCTCTTTTGGGTAAAAACCATAAACATACAGCCAAACAAGTCTGTGTGCGCTATGTCTAATTCCGTCTATACCAATGATCCAATAACCATGCCCATCTTCTCCACCAGCGATTCTTCCTTTTACCGCTTTAGTCCTGTTAATTGCCCATGTAAAAACGCCAGTTTCAAAATCATAGCGCAACACTTCTTGTAAGCGTTGTTGCGTTAATGATTCTGTTTTAGCCATATTTCACCTCTTATGCGGCCTCTTGCCACGTTGTCGAATTATCTGCAACTACAGTCCAAGTCTCTGACGTATCAGAAATGGGTGACCAAGTCTCTGACGTATCAGGAACTGCACCCCATCCGAATCCAATCATCGTCCCTACTGATAAATCAGTTTGTACGCCAATTATCGCAACAGAAACGACGCTTGTGGCAGTGCCTGCGGAGCCAGTCCCCTCAACTCCAGTAATGTCCTGGAACGAGATGACCTCGGCACTTACCGTCCCAACACCGCCCGTGGCGTTGTTGCCTGTAATAATTGGAGATACAAAGAGGGATTGAACGGAGCCTGTGGCTGAGTTGCCTGTGATGGCAATAGACACAGACAGGCTGATCGTGCCGACATTGCCGGTGGCAATCGTCCCGTCCTCTTGGATTGATCGGCTGGCCAGCAACGTGCCAATGGCAGATGTGGACGAGTTGCCGCTGATGACAACATTACCTATGCCAAATACGCCCCTGCCGTAGTAGCCTGTGCCGTAAGCAGCCATGCCGCTGCTCCCGTGTTAAGCCAGCCGAATCAGGCCGGTGCTTGCGTCATTGACGGGCATTGTCAGAGTGAACGTGCCAGCGGTGACGGTCTGCGATCCGAAGGTGTGAACACTCACCGCCTTGTTGGACTGAGTGGAGTTGTAGATCAGGACCGCGTCAAAGGACGTGGACAGGGTTACGGCAGAGTAGGAGATGCTTGCGCTTGGAGTGACAAAAGCTGTTGTCCCGCTTGTGCTTGGTGCAGTACCAAACGTCACGGTAACGCCGCCAGCCGTGTACCCAGTCCCTGTCACCTCGTTAGTGGAGGAGTAGGCTGTGGTTGTTGCATCGACTGTGGCAGTTGCCAGGTACAGGGCTGCCTTGAACGTGTCAGCAGTTGTGGCCGCACGGATAACGCCTGTACCAAAATTGTGATGGCCGACCAATAGTTCGCCCTTGAACGAGGTACACATTGCCTGAGTATTTGCCATGATTATCCTAAAGGTTGAGAAACGGCTAGTGTTGCAACGTTGCGTTTCAAAGTCATATCAACGGAACGATGAACAAGTTCATTGTTCTGCCAGTACTCGACCCACCGAGTTGTCTCGTTCTCGGTATCAATTATCCCTTCTTTTTTCTCAAGTAGGGAGTCATCCATTTCGCCTTTGGTCGTTGTGATTAGCATTTTTACCCCAGTGTTCTTGCTCGTGCGGTCAGAGAGCCGCCCGATGTTGTGCTTCGATCATCTGCGAGTTGCAGTTGCTCAAGTCCAGCCAAGTACAAGGCAGACCAAACAGAGATTCTTGCGTCGTCCTGTAGGTAAGGCGCGGCCTGCAAGAGTGCGCCGTACAGGTAGATGTCGGGGGATGAGGTCAGCAGGAAGTTTGTTGCGACAGTACTTGATAACTTAGTTAACTTTGCGTAGTAGGTAAGTTCGCCTGTGTACGCTGTGTCAGGGGCTGGGACAACGCGAATCTGACTCCCAACGATGCTGAAGTAGGTCGGTTTTCCTGCTGCGTTTGTGCGTGATGCCAACACATCCAACGAGTCCATTGTCTCAAACTGCATCGGAGTCACTGGGTTTGTATTTAACTTGAAAGCCCGTGTCTCAAGGAAGTTGTCAGGGACCGCGCTGTACTCGCTGTTGATGAACGCATCGGCACGGACAATCATCTGACGTGTACGCAGGTTGCGTTCGATCTGAGCCTCGGCCAGAGAGATGAAGTCAGGGATTGCAGCCGTCAGGTCGGCACGGACAAGCCAGTCCGCTAATGATGCCTTGAGTTCGGTGTATGTCGTTAGAGCCATTAGGTAGCCTTTTCCTTTTCCTCAAGGTCACGCATGACCCATGTGTGGTCGTGTTTGAATTCAAACGTCCCAATGTGTCCAATTTCTTTAGACACATCGTGGTCAATCCATATCTTAAACCCTGCGGCCTGCGCCTTGCGGCAGAAGAAAATATCCTCACCAATGTAGCCACGTTTGTCGGTGCGCCAGGGAGTCTCGAACCAAGGCTCTGTCAATGCCTCAAAGACGTTGCGCTTGATGAGCATCACGCCCATCCCGATGCTGCCAACTTCCTCAACGCCTGTAGATTCGGGCATTGTGTAGACCAACTCGCGCTCTCCGTCAGGGCCGTACTTCTGAGCCGTTGGACCTGTGGGCATCCTGCGACGTGCGCAGTTGGTTGCCACGATGTCAAGGTCGTGCTTTAGCAGCCTCTCGATCATGTCTTGCGGGAACGTCATGTCCGAGTCAATGAATAGGACGTGGGTGCAGTTCTCGCGCATCGCGTCAAGGCAAAGGTCTGCTCGTTGGTTTTGGATTAACGTACCCTGCATGATCTTCAGAGCAATTGCGTCTGTCGTGTTCAGCGTGTGGTACGTGACCATGTTGACCAAACAATAGGTGTAATTTGCGTGGACCATGTCACGCGCTGGGGTGCAGACTGCAATGTAATTTGGTTGAACCATTTTTATATATGTTTCCAGTATTTACCTTGACGTATTTGTCTAATCATCACGGGTGAACAATTAAATCTTAGTGCAAGTTTAGAGGTTTTTTCTTCGCTGTACTTTATCTCTTTTGCTTCAAATTCTTTAAGTTTTGACATCCCATGCTTCTCGCCATTTGCCTGTCTTCCTTTAAGAACTTTATCCGTCATGTTGTCTTGTTGCGTACCAATAAAAATATGATCTGGGTTCACGCAAGAACTGATGTCGCAAATATGCAATGCCATCATCCCATCTGGTATCACCCCATATTTGGACTCATAAGAGGCTCTATGGGCAGATAAATTTGAACCCCTTCCAAGACAAGTCATTCCGTATCCACGATGATTGACTTTCTTCATCCATATCCAGCATCCACTTTCAGGTATGCGAACAATTGATCTTTCAATTTTTTCAGATATTGGAATAAGAGGTCTAGCCATCAAACCTCTCCTGGACGGGTTCTAAAATAACGGTTTTCTGGGTCGTTTAGAAATCTCTTCATGTAGGCTTGGTCATCAAGTTTTCCCTCTTGTTTTAACTTGAAGTAGATACTCAAAGGGATGCTCGCAACCTTATTCCACTCGCCGTACTTGGAATGCTTCTCTTGGAGGTTGAAGTCCTGCTTGTTCTCTTCAATGATCGCAGTGATGTCCTGCTTGGTTTCAATGGTCGCCTCATCGGTTTCCGAGTTGTAGTGCCATGTACGATTGATGCCCAAGGCATCATTGCGATCAAAATTTTTGGATTCAATCATTTAAAAAAGAGCCAGGTTTCCCTGGCCCTTTCCTTTTTACTTTTAAGAAGTAACTAAGTCAGCAGCAATGCCATGAGCATTCTCTGCCAACACCTTGTGACCCCACTCGACGATCAACATACGCTTTTCAGCGTCGCCGGTCTTAGCCAACTCAACTTGTTGGTAAGGACGGAGGACGGTCATCTTTGCGTAATCAGGATCGATTACGAAAGCGTCACGCTCACGTTGGAAACGGTTGGGAACCACTTGCACGTTCCCGAAGTCGCTGACGTAAACGTCTGCTGCGCCAACGATGGTGGCAGGACGTGCGCCGCCATCAATGTTGAAACGAGAAGATGCAATGCCGGAGAAGCCGGATACGCGCTGCTTGTTGACAGGACCAGTCATCAAGATTTTTGGAGAGCCGCCGGAAGTCCATACTTGCTGGATGACGTTCTTCAAAATTGTCTCGGTGAAAGTACGGACGTTACCGTCTGTACGTGCGCTGCTTGGCAGGGTTGTATACGATGGGTTAGCACCGTTGGTCTGCATATCAACGTTGGTCTTGATAAACGATTGCAAGGCAGCAGTCGCACGAGCAACAGTAGTGCTACCAGCAGCAGCAACTGCGCTGTTAAGCATACTGAACTCTTGGTCACGCTTCAACTCAGAGCCGCGCTTGGCGATCTGATAAGCCAACTCAGAGCGACGGCCAGCCTTGTTGACAGTCTCTTCAGTTGCGGACAACACGATAGTCTTGCGAGAGATTTGCGCGTAGTTTTGCAAACGAACAGTTGCAGTCACTGAGTCGAATGATGTAACGTCATCACCCTCCAACTGTGCATTTGCAGCAGCAGCGGCGAGTACGTCGGTTTGCCATTCGTACAGGCTGTTAGAAACATTCTCACGTCCAATGTTGGACATATAAGGTGTCTCTTCAGGAGAAATGTTTGTGATTACATTGGAAAGGTCTTCACGGATACCCTTGGCAGAGTAGGTGGTGAAGGTATTAGCAACAATAGCCATTTAAGTGCCTCATTTAAGTAGAAGTTCAATTGCGGAGGCCGCGTCTTGGACGCGACCCGTTTTTGCAAGACGCTTTTGTGCGAGAGTACTTCCAGTTGACTGTGAGACGCGACCTGCTGCACCAGGCTTGGCAGGGCGAGGGCCGTTGTTGACTACCGGTTTGATGTTGCCCCTTTTGGACATCATCTGCTCGTACAGGGCTGCTTTACGCAGTACCGATACGACTCGGTGGTCAAATATGTTCTTTAGTTCATCAGGTGCAAATCCAGCCTTTTGGCCAAACTCGATCAGCATAGACTTCTCGGCTTTTGCCTTCTCTGGATCGCTCCATTGAGGCAGTGCCTTTAGCAACTGTTCCTGCTCGTGAGCGAGAAACTGATGCATCGTCTGTGCTTGCTCCTGCTGTGAAATCTGATTGAGCCGTTGCTGTTCGGATTGAATAGCACGTGCCTTCTCTTGGTTTTCACGCATCACCTCTTTCTGCCGTACCCATTCGATGGGGTCCTCTTGGTAGAGGCGGTCCCAGTCGATCTGTGGCTCGGCTGCTTGCTGAACTTGAACTTGCAACGCTCCAAGTAACTGTGCGTACTGACTACGCTCGGCACGGATTGCTTCAGCCTCTTGCTCAACTTGCTTTCGCACTTCGGCAATTTGCTGGGTCTTCCGTGTGTAGTCTTGTGTCCGTGAATAACCTTTTTGGAGTTCGTCCAATGTCACCGATACTTCTTGTCCGTCAACTTTGACGGTGAAGGTCTGTGGCTGGCTTTCCTCTTCAGATTCATCACTTTCTTCAGACTGTTCGTCGTTCGTTTCGTTATCGGCTGCGTCTGCACTCTCCGATAATTCTTCGTCCAACGCCGCAGAGTCGGATTGCTCCTCCTCTATTTGCGCCTCGTCAATTGACTGTTCTCCCTCATCGGGCAGTATTGAAGAGATTGCATTCACCGCTTCGGTGATACTCATTGGCCCTGCTGGGACACTTCCTTGTGGGGTTGGTGTTGACATGGCTGCTTTCTAATTACTTACTGACACGCTCAATGGCACGTTGTGCCACCTTTGCGTTGTCCATCATTTTCGATAATTCTATTTTCAGATTCTCAATTGCCTTGAGCATAGACCAAGCGATCTCACGTTTGGCTGACTCCTCTGGCTTGGTAGACCTGAAAACCCAGACCTGATCTGCCTCCATCTTGTTGATGGCAGTGTTGAAGGATTCATCCTCCAAGAACTGTTTGGCCTTCAAGCCTTTGCGAACTACTTCTTCATCATTCATTTACGCCATTCCTGTAGGGTTGATGGGCGCAGCCATAGGTTGCATCGCCTGATTGACGATATTTGCCTGTTGCTGCAATACTTCTCGATCCATGTCCTGCGCAGCCTTAATCTCCGCAGTACTGATCTGTGTGTTGTACTTTAACTCAAGTTCGTATTTCTTTAGTAGTCCATCTTGTGCCATTTGGTCACGACGGAAGTCATCGTCACGAATCATCTGATCGCGCTTGAGTTCCAACTCAGCCGCCTTCTTCTGAATGTCGGCCTCGATTGACTTGGCTTGTACCTGCGCCAATACCTCTTCAGGGCTTAGTTTTGGTGCTGGGGCTGGTGGTGGCTGGTAGTCGGCAGGGATCGCGTTGAAGTACTGGCTGGTATCGGCAAAGCCTGACATCTCTACGATCTTGCGTAATGTGTAGGAATACTGGGATGGGGTCACCAATGGGTTCTGTGGTCCGAGTTGGGTCAGAGCCTCCTGCTGTTTTGCGGAAATCATCATCAGTGCCTGCATACGCTCGTTCATGTCGCCGTTGCCAAGACCGATATTGATGTTCACGTCCATGTTGGCATTCCAAGCACGGGGGTCGATCTCCACAAAGTCGTTGCGCAGGCGAATCATCCGAGGCTTGTCCTGGTGCGTAGTCATCAGGAACAGGATTCCCTTG